CAACTGTGGTTCTACATCACCATTCTTTAATCTCATTGGACTAGAAATGTCTCTGTTGAACTGACTGACAATCACAGGACTATAACCATACATATCTCTAGCATATCTAAGCTCATCTGACATTTTATCTATCAGTTGCTTTTTAGTAGGATAGTCTTTTGTTGGTTTTAATAAACCTATATGATCAATAACAACAATAGTTAGTTCATTCTCATTATTAGGAATGTATCTTTTGTTGTATTTATCTACATCTTCTATTACACCATTCTCTAGTGCATGGTCTCTTAGATGCTTAGCTATGCCTATTGGGTTCTCTGGTCCATCAATGATTGTAATAACATCTTTCATGTTCTCCATATAATCTTCATACATCAAGAACAAATCGTGCTCATCACTCGTCATCTTCTCTGTCCAACCTAATAGCTTTGGCACAGGAATAACTACTCCTTGGTCTAGGAATATCTTTCTACTTACCCACTTGGCATACTTATACGTTCTACTACGCTCCATAGAGCGATATATGATGCGTAACTTCAGCTCTGGTGGTTTGTTAGCAATATACCAATCAAATGGATTTAAAACGTAAGCATCATCAATGAAGCTAGTTTTACCTGATCCAGTGAGACCACCCACAAGTGTGTACATAGACTTCCTGATACCAATGTATCTGTTCAATCTGTCAAAGCCCATAGGTATACCATTGTTTCTACCATCTAGGCCAGCTTGAACTTCTCGTTTTAAATCTTCAAAACTCATATGTCCATTCCTTTAATTGGTTCATCAGCCTCTTTAATTACCACACCCTGATTGATAAGCTCTATATAGTTTTGAAATGAGCGTTGATTCAAATAAGTGAGACTACCTTGCATGTAAGTCAACCTGTTTGTACCTGTCTTGAAAGAGTTTTCTTTCTTCTGTAACACTTCATATTCTAATGCTGCTATAAGCTGATCAATAGTGTATTCTCCTTCAGCAAGAATAGAATCTAGTTTTACTTGACAGTCATCTCTGTAAACACGTAATGTTCTACCACCTGAGAAGCTTTTACCTTTATGTGTAAAGATATCTGTTCCTGGATAAGCAGCCCACCATCTCTCAAACTCAGCAAAGGTTTGTGTTTTCTTTACAATCTTGCTAGTCTTAGCACGTGAGTTCATGAATTCCAATAGATTCCTACCTAACACTGTAATCTTAAATTGTTCAGACATTAGTCCTTTTCTACGTAAAGTTTGACATAGCATGTCTGTCTTTGCTCCTCCTTCAGCTAATGTCTTGATATCAAATTCTTCATCTATCAGCTTGAGAAGAAATATCATGTCTAATGTAAATCCATCTTTAAGCAACTGCTCAAAATGGTAAGGGGTTACTTTGATGTTCATGTTCTCTGTTTAGTATTTTGTCTTTATCTATTACTACTATCTGAGCAGGTAGTTTTATTCTTCTAAACTCCTCTTCAAGTATCTGTTGTGTCTCTTGCAAATATACTAAATCCTTGAGAGATTCTCTCTCCCAATCATCATTAATTTGTAGGTTTTTGCTCATCTTTTTTATATTTTTCATTATTCCAAAAATAAGCACAAGCTGTTGTGACAACACCTAGATTAGCATTGTGTTCATCTAGCATCATGTTTACTTTATATGGAGGTTCTGAGAAAAATGATTGACCTAAAGGTTCAGCTGTTGCTGTATATCTGTGACATTGTAATCTTAGCATACAATGACCACCTTTGCACATTGAAATATCTGGCATTTTATTTAATTTTAATTATTCTGCTGCATAACCAAAGAATATCCACTCACCATCTCTTTCTGTTGGTGCTTTCTTGTATGTTATCTTAGCTACTCTTCTATCACCTTTCTCAAGCACTTTCTCCATATTTATATATGTAGAGGTTTGGTGCTTTTCTGTAATGTCTCTAGCTTTCTTAACAGCATCACCTTTAGTAGAAAAAGATCCAATTAGTTGATCATTATAATCATTGAACACTACATATTTAAGAACCCATTTCTTTGTACCAGGTGTTACAATGTGCTCCACGTGAGACTTAGTCTTGTTCTTATTAGCAATAGGTTGTCTAATACATATAGCTGAACAATCATATTTGTTCATGTTTTCAAATCTATTACGTATATAAGCAGATACATCATCAAACTTACTTTTACCATATGCTTCTGTTTCATCTCTGAATCCAGGGGTAGTACTGATAGTACCATTATATCCTTCTTGATGACCATATTCTTCTTCTGCGTCATCACAAGCTTTTCTATATGCTTCATCTGCTGTTTTACCACTGTATCTTACTTTAAATTGTGTTGCTCCCATAACTATCTGTTTAAAATTTGATCTAATTGTTGTTGTGCTTCCCATCTAGAATAGAATGGACCACTGTGTTTCTTCTTTCTAGGTGTTGTTGTATATATCCACCAATTAACCCCTCTTTTTGAGAGAGATCTGCTGGACGATGTCTTTACAGAACTAATTATATATTTTTGATTAGTCATAAATTAATCTTTAATACGTAAACCAAACTGTAGGTCAAACCATTGAAAGTTTGCTTCAGCTCTTGCTTTGTTTATTTTAAATACCTTTTTCATCAATGGTATAGCATAAGCTTTGAACTGATCATGTTGTTCTTGTGTCATAGTCCATTTGCTATACCATTCTCTTGTCATATATGCTTCTTGTGTAGACTTACCAATCATTCCTAATTGATAGTCTACCAAGTGCTCACCAATATTCTCTCTATTTATCTTTGCCATTAGAACAAACTAATTTGATTAGGGTTAACAATGATTTTACGTTTCTTACCCTCTAGTTGTATCTTGTGTATTATGCGTTCAGCACGCTCAATATAATATGCATGATTGATATTATCTAATGGATGGTCTGGTTTTAGATTGTTGCATACATGCATCACCCAATCACCTGCTTCCACTTGTGATATATCAACAGCTGTGCTATCTGAATTGTGATTCTTCACCTTCAGTAGCTTCTCTCCTGTATTGGATACATAATATCTAATCAGCTTATTGTAGACTGTCTTTGTCTCTTTGCTATGACCTTCATAATGAAAGTCTTTACTAGCTTTTTGCCTGAGACAATAGTCATATATATTTGTATGATTGCGAATGGTGGTAGCCACAGGCACATCATTAACAAAAAACTGCTCCAATGCAATAGGTACAATCCTGGCAGACTTATTTTTGTGTAGTTCAAAGTCTGTAAGGAAGTCACCCTTCTTTTTGATTTCTCCATTAGTTTTAATTGCTAGATAGTCATTTACTGTAGAGAATATAATCTTAGCATAGTCTGTACGCTCTAGCTCATAGCTAGTTAGATCCATCCACCACTTATTAATCTCATGCATCTTATCTATTAGTGATTTCTTAATCCTAATAGTTACACCATCTGTATTTGCAGATATAACATGTATATCAGCTAGTTCATATGCTTCGATGAGCATAAGAAGACTCAGTTCGCCTGTGATAGTGGTAAACATTGTTAGCTGTCTGTCATATATCCAGTTTTGCATGTCACTAGACTTACCATACACAGAGTTAACTGCAAGTTTAAGAGCACCAACAATACCTGCTATTTTCTTGTCTTTCTTGGCCATTGGTTTGAGTTCCAACCTTTTATCAAACATTGCTTTGTACCCAAGTAAGAATTCCTTACCCAAGTGACCAGGATATCTACCATTGTTAATGATAATAGCTGGATAATAGCTAGACACATCCCAATCAATAATTTCATAATCCTCATCAGACTCAAAAATCTTTGGTTTGTTCTCTGTATGAAGGCCACCCTTTGCAAACGTGTACGTATTTTCATAAAATTGTAATGATTCTTTGAATTCATCCTTCATTGTCAATACCTCTTTGCTAACCTTCTTTAAGAAATCTTTTAGCTTTGGTGTTTGGAATGTAATGTAATCAGCTATACAATGTCTCACCTTCACTTCAGTTCTAAACTTACCTTTCTTTGGTAAATCAGAGTATTGTATGTTCTTCTCTTGACAATAGAACTTCTTAATCATCTCATCACCAATCTTGCTATCAGAATAGTTTAAGCATGGTATACCAAACTCTTCTTCAATGTCTTGTCTCAGCTCTATTTGATTGTTACCCTTGTACAATGGATGGTCTGTATCACCTGTTGTCACCTTGTAGAACTCATAGGTAGCCATAACATCATTCTTACAATAGTCTTTAGTTAGTTGAATATCATCATCAGTCATGTTTGTTTTAGTATGGTGTACTGGCATCTCTTCAATGTTCTCCAGATCCATCTCAAACTCTAACCTTTTTAGTGAGACCATTCTATTCTTGTTGTCATAGTGATTGATTCTAAACAAATCAATCTGCTTTAGTGTAAGCCATTCTTCTCTGTACTCAGGGAATACATCATAGTTAGCATCATGTATGATATCAGCAGCCTTTTGTGCTATCTTAGCAGCTATTTCAAAAGCAGCAAGCTCATGCCAATCATCATAGTTACGCAAGATCCACTCAATCACTTGAGAGTCAAAGCGTAAGTTATTATAACCAACCCAATAGTATTCAGGGTGTTGTTCAATAAACCTCATATACCCATCTAGTTGGTTCTTATCCTTACTCACTTCAAACTCTGTATAAGTTTTGCTCTCAGGATTATATATGCCAATGAGGAATAACTCCTGCATTGTCTCAATATCATAGATGAGTATATTCATAGGTTATCTTGTGTATGTTTTAAAATACTCTTTAACACACCATTTAATCATATCCCATAGATAATATCTTTGCTTAGACTTAAATAGCTTATAAAAGCCTTCATGAAATGAAAAATACTTATTCATAATTAAAAGTTTATTTCTCTTTTTGCTCCAATGTTATAAGAAATGCTGCACTGATAGCATCTAATAAGTAACTATCTTCCATCATAGCTGATGCAAATCCTGCAGCTAATATTGATTTATCATCATTATCATCATATAGTGTAGTTACATTACCATCACTTACAGACATAAAGAAATGAGCTTTGAGCTTGTCTATTTGTTTTTTACTTTTTGCCATATTTGTCTTTTAAACGTTTATATACGTAAATTACCATATATGTCCAGCATATTATTGCTAAGACTATTTGAATGTAGAATATTATCATAGATTTATATTATATCTTTCTAAAGAAATGTTCTTGCAGAATCTAATCTCTTTGTTTGTGAGTGTCCATATTTGTCCATCATTCATGGCACAAGTAAATAGAAGATTATGCTCCTGGCTATAGTCTATAACCAAAAAAGCATAACCTTCCATTTTATCACTCAGCCTTAGGATTGGAATCATTGGATTAAGCTGTAGAATCATTTTTATGTGTATTAGTATAATGTGGAGCGTTTATCCATTCAGATATAAGCCATATCCATATCAGTAATACAAAGATAATAAAATAAATCATTCTAATAGTTTTTAAATCTAATAAGTTTGTACTCATCAGAACTAATATACATATATCTGCGTCCTTTGATGTGTAAACGTCTAGATGGTGTATAATGTGCTTTGACAGCAAATATAACATCTATTAGTTTAGAGCACGCTTTAATGCTCCTTGCATAAGGAGAATCTTGTTGGTTTGGTTCGTAAACCTGGATTGTATGTGTGCAATTTGGTTTTGCACTAAAGACTAGGCTGTAAGACATGTGTGTTAGTATTAATGGTTAAAAGAAGAATGTCATACCTGTTTCAGATATCTCTATTTTTGTAGGCTTTCTAAATGTAACAGATCTGTTAATAGGCATCTTTGTAGATACTGTCTTTGTCACAACTGCTTGACGCTTAGTCTTTTTTGGTGACATATCTAACATTTTAATGTAGACACCACTAGATTGTCTTTTTAACTCTGCAGCTACAAACTTAGATAACTTAGCTATAGACATAGGTCTTGTAGCACGCTTGTTTTCGTCCATCATAAATTTAATCCTTCTTAACTCAAATTTGGAGTAGTTGTTCTGTCCTTTTGCTTTCATATATTTGTTTTTAATGAATTACTTAAATAAAAAGCCCCACATTTCTGCAGGGCTTTCGCTTACTAACCACACTACCTAACCTAACCTTAATTTCTTATCGTTTAAATCATTTATTAACTTATACCATGTATTTATGTCTATATGCTCTTGTGGTGTAGCAGTAGACTTAAGCTTTATCTCAAGCTTTAATGGCTGTTCTTCAGGCTTCTTACCTTCAAATAAAATTTCATATAATCTCTTCATTTCTTTGGTTTTTAATGAGTTATTCTGTTTCATGGTCTGCATCTGTTAGTTCAGGATCATGGTCTGTTAAATCATCCTCATCTATATCATCCTCATATTCTTCGTCATCATCATCCCAACCTTCTTCATGCTCATCTACAAAGGTTACATGTCCCATAGTCACCTTATTATGAAAGAACACTACATTTCTATGTATGCCTTCTTCATCTTCAGAGTCAAAGACTTCTAATGCTATGTAACCATCCTCACCTTCTTCGCCATAGATATATGCATTGATGATGTCAACAGTGAGATCTTCTAGGTCATCAGCAGTATCACCTTGGTCCCACCAACCTATTTGTTCAGGTGTGGCAAGGATTTCTTCTTTATCATCTAGATTCTGTGTTGGCATAACAATGTATGGCTCAACAGGAGCACCATTCATAGACATATAATGATACATGTCATTTGGTATCTCTTTTAGTTCATATATGGTAAAGTAGTTATATACTCTACCTAAGAGCACATCACTGTGTTCTTTCTTAAACCACATGCCCTTTTCTAATTGCTTGGGCATGTATGATTTGAGTACAAGCTTGGCTAATGTAAACATATCGTGTGTTTTTAGTGTCTGTTAGCAAATATAGGTTATTTGTGTTAAAAATAAGGACCCAGCCAGGGGAAGCTGAGCCCTATCTCACACAAACTAACCACTAATATTGTATTGTAATAAAGTCTGGTAGTTCGTTCATTGTATTATGGTTTAAAGAGTGACATGTCATCTTCTTCACCAGAGCTCAATCCATATAATATGGAAGCAATAAGACAATAGAAGAACATAATTGTAATCCATAATGGGGAAGTCACAGCAGCTGTATAGCTGAATGAGAACCACGTAAGCAGGTTAAAGAACCCTAATAGAATGAAAGGAATGCTCCATAGGAACATAATGTTAATGAGATGCTTGATTAGTTTCATAATCGTGTGTTTTAGTTTGTGTGTTGGTTAATAATAGGCTTCACACCTATTTGGATGTTTGGTAATCCACATCTAACTTGCATTGGTTCATATTAAGGACCTCTACCTATGCTACATACCTATATTAAAATCTCTATAATGTCTTGACCATAACCATAATAGAATAACTATTACTCTCACCATACATCCAATTAACTTCTATAACTCTATATATCTTATAACTATCATAAGGAAGATGTATATTGTCTCCTAGTCTAGGTATATGAATGATATCTCTATCTACCCATAGTTCATGATCGTCATCTGTTCTGATTGCTAATTGTGGCATAATATCTATTTAATGCTATATATATTGTATTGTATAGCGTGAATTAATGATGTGTTAATATGTGGGAATAAGTGGTAATTAAGTACACAGCTCTTCTCACATTCACACAGAATATATTGAGAATCAATGTGTTAGTCAGTGTTATTCCCACCCAAACGTGTACATTACACCCACCCTTATATATAATAAGAGAGCAACGTCCTTTATTAGAACGTTACTCTCTATTAGTTTAGAATGCTACTGACAACAAGCTGTTGATTGCAGATTC